CGATTTCTAAATGTATCTTCTTTCCCTCTAAGACCCATATCATTCGCTTGAAAATACTGTTCTTTAGCTGCCTTTCCTGCGTTCTTAAATCGAGTTGCGGCATCTGTATTGCCCGAAGCCTCTGCAACGACTTGTCCTTTTTTGGCAAGCGCAAGTACCTCTTTGATACCTTTATTGAAACCCTCTAAGTTCTTTTCTGTCAACTTGCCAATTTCTTTGACAAGCTCGGTCAGCATTTTACGTTCTTCGTCTGTATACTGCTCCAAGTCTTTGCTTATGTTTTCGGTGGCAGCGGATAAAATCTTAGCCGCTTTTTCGCCGTCAACGGTAGTCACTGAAAAAGGATTTGTAGTTTCCTTAATCTTTTCTAATTGAGTTTCTTTCCCCGCGCCAGAACCAGACGAACTCAATAATTTTTTGATGTCTTTTGCTTGACCTATAACCTCATCCAGACGGTCGACCACAGGATCTGGCCCATTATTAGGGGCAGTCTGTAATCTATCTGATAGTCCTTGTAAGTTACTGGCCATTTCTTAATAATCCTGTTGGTTTTGTTCTGCTTTTTTCTTCAAGTGGGTCATCAACAATCCAATGTAAACTTCCCTTTCCCATGGCATCATATTTTCAAGTTCTGACAGACTATATTTGTGTTCTTGCATTAAAATAAAGTTTGTCTTATAATGATTCATCAAATTATCATGAGAAAGGGTTATTCGAAAAAATTTTCTACACCGTCTATTAATACCGTGTTTTCTGTTTCGCATTTAACACATGTATAATCAATTGTCTTTTCAAGCCTCGGTGAAGTCTGGAAAAATTCTACTATTTTTTCAAACTGCTGGGTCGAAAGACTGTTAATAAATTTTTCTACTTCTTCTGGACCTTCATCCTCTGCGTTGTAGATTTCGTCTTGGTCGAAGATTTTATCTATACACGCTACAACAAGATCAAATGCTGGAGTTTCATCGTCTACCAAAATTTCTGCTTTTGGATATTTCATAATCACGCCAACGGCATCTGAAAGCATTATCTTGTTCGTATGATTTTCAGGAAAATCGATTGTCAACGAATTCAAATCTAATGTAGTCTCAGTCTTGTGTCCACATTCACCGCAAATCAAAACGAAATCTGTAACACTACCAATAGACTGGGAGCGCAATTGAATAAAGGCGTATTGCAAGTCAAAGAACGGCAAGTCTCTGCCCTGCACATTTCCATTAGAACAAGATGTAACAATATCTTGCATCGCTTTTATCATCTCTTTTGGCTCGTTAGATTCTTGAGCCAAGATAAGAATTTTTTCTTCCTTCACGAGAAACGGGCGGAATTCAACTTCATTTGGTAATGAATGCAACTTCACTCTGAAAGTTGGAGTATTCATAGTTGGTAATGGCATAATTTAGTCCTTCATTAATTAAACTGGTATTACAAACCATCTTTTATAAGCAAATGTCACGGGTAATCTAACGGGCTGCGTATTACTATTAGACATTTGAATAGGTGCAATCGATCTAGGAAACATATCTTCTATTTCCCATTTAGCAACAACTTCGTCTTTATTATTTAATGCAGTTAGTATCATACTACCATAATATTCATTAGGAAAAGCAATTTCGCGGGTTCTCTTATTGACAATTCCTCTCATCCAATCACCGAAAAAGTCTTTTGCTGCCCATGTCGCATCAACTAAAAACGTAAAGGTAATTGAGTCTCCACCAAAATCAATGGCACTGGCACGTTGTTCATTTAAATTGTTAATTCTAATCGGTCTGGTTCCAAGAAGTAATCCTGGAATCATTGCATCTTCTACAAATAGGGACAGATGATTAGCGGAACGACCGGCAGATGTTAAGTGAGTGGCCATTCTTTGTCCGCCTGGCACTCTTTTCCCGTCATCACCTTTCAGACTAGCAGGTGGAATTATCTGCACCTCAAATCTATGGGAACGAGCAAAATCTCTTTTGCCCATCTCCGCACGAAAATTTGCCAAGCTATTATGTGCTTGTTCCATTAAATCTTGCTCCTAGTGTCTCTGAAAACAGTTTCTTTTGTTGCGCCAACAAATGCTTCAACTGGCAAGAATATCGCTGCCTTCCAATCTGCAGGATTGACTTTCATGAATTGCGATTTTACATGTGTTGTTAGATAGTGCTTGATGCACGGTTTAATTTCGGGTGCAGTCTGTAAACTATTCAATAGATTATATGACAGACGCATTTTGCTAGTGGGAGTTAGTGTCTTTGAATCCGCATACTCCATAAGTTCACCCAAGACTTTTGCTCTTAGCATATAAGGTAAATAGTGAACGTTGATTCCATAGAATCCGCCTTTAGCTGGACCAAACGGCAATACTAAAGGAAAAGTATCGTAAAACGGAAGTTCGTTTTTAAACTTAGGGTCATAGAAATACATATACATCGCGCCAATCTCTACCTTACTGGTAAGACTGCCGATATCAGATTTCAGAACGGTGTTTCCAGAAACTCTTGCGCCCACTAGGCTCTTAACGTTGCGCATATACCATTCAATGGACTTCTGTCCATCTCCTATTTGCGCACGAAGTTTCTGAAAGGCGTTATTTGATGCCATTAACGACCCTGACCTCTATACTTCTTATAGTTGCGGCGCTTATGCTTATTCATGGTGCTCATTTTCACACCTTTGCGGCGAGGCGCAAATACTGTCTTTGAATTTCCCGATGCTTTAGCCATTGTATAATCTCCTTAGTCTATATTTATGCTTTAATTCCAAGTTCTTTCTCAGTTAGTATAAGAAATTCCCAACCATTATCTTTACAGAATTCGGTTGCATATTTCCATTTTGCTTGGTTTACACCCCAAGCAATAACTTCATTAAGAAATTGTTTAGTCTTTCTCTTGGGTATTGTCGGTTCTCTAACGAACTTTGCCGGTTTAATTTCAATCAAGTATTTCTTAATATCACCGGAGTTTTCTTTTACTTTAATGTAGAAATCTACAAAGTAACGATGAACTCTATTGTCCTTTGGTGACAAATAAGGAATTGCAAGTTCTTCTGAACCCCATTCTAGTATATTAGGATTACTATCGCACCATTTCATGAACTTTAGCTCCCAACTAGAACGATATATAATTCTATTAGGATCTCCGATATACTTCTTAGGATATTGTATTTTATAGAGACCTTTCATAGTCTCCTTCGTGTATGTCATATAAATAGTCCAAACTAACCCCAATAGGATATTTATTAAAATGGCAGAACAGCAAAGAGAGCCGGCAAGCCCAAAGCAGTCCGCTTCTTCTCCTAAATTAGGAAGATTTAATAGAGACCTTTCGGGTATGGTGGATCCGTTTGATAAAACAAACAAAGTCTCTAAAACATTTACGTATCCAGAAAGTTTGTCCACTCGTAACGACCAAAGCGAACATACCCATTGGATAGCTTTTTATCCTCTTGTAAGAGAAGGTACCAACGCGGCAACTGCACTCGGTGCTAGAGGTACTATTTTTGAAACTTCAGGACAACAAAGAGTTGACGCTGAACATGCTACAGCCGCTGGCGCAACTCAGGGCGCAAAACTTGCCGCTGAAACATTAGGTACTGCTGGTCTTGCTGGATTGAAGAGTATTATGGGCGCTAAAGGTGGTTTATCAAACTTCTTCAAATCTGGTGCAGCAGGAACTGCCGGCACCGTTGCAGCACTGGGTCTGGCAGGTGGTGCCGCTGCTGGTGCGGCACTTAATGGAATAGGCGCAAGAAGATTGATTATGGGATCTAGGTCTATTGTTTTAGGTATTCAAGACAAACTTAGCTATGGATATTCGGCAAACTATGATGTTGCTGATATGGGCGGTCTTGTGGGTGCCGCAGCAACCGGTAACTTTAGTGGAGAAGCCTCGCTGGGAGATGTTGCTACAGATGTTGGTGCATTGACGGCCAGAAAACTTGCAAGACTTGCCGGTGCTATTGGTGGAAATCAGGTAACAAACTTAAAAGAAGCAACATCGAAAACAGTGGAAAATCCATACAAAGAGCAGTTGTTCAAGAATATGGGGTTCAGAAAATTTGCTTTCGAATATAGATTCGCGCCCAGGACAGAGAAGGAAGGTACTACAGTTTTTGGTAAGGGTGGTATTATTGAGACGTTTGTTCAACATATGCATCCGGAACCCAGTAATGCTGGCGTATTTCTGATTTATCCGTCTGAGTTTTTAATTGTAATTCATCACAAGTCTGGTTTAGAAAACACATGGGTCAGAAGAATATCGAATTGTGCTTTAACGGGAATGAATATTGATTATGGTGGAGAGGGGTTCACCACGTTTCAAGGCACTAACGGTATGCCAACAGAAGCTACTATTAGACTTGAATTTACCGAACTCGAAACACTTACAAACAAGCGTTCAAAGCTAGGATATTAATCATGACATATTTCACTAATTTTCCATCAGGCTTACTTAAAATCGGAAATGAATATAAGTATGTCACGGATATTTTCAGACGAGTTTACACAAATACGTTTGCAACACATTATTCCGAATTAGAGACAGTAACTATTCCTGAAGGATACACGGTCGAACAAGTCAGTGACTTATATTATGGTTCACCTACATATCACTGGGTTATTATGATTTTAAATAACATCGTTGACATTAGAGAAGAATGGCCGAGATCTAATACAGATTTGGTGGAATATTGTAAACTAAAGTATGGTGGTCTAGAAGGATTATACGATGTGCACCACTATGAAAGCGATGACGGTATCACGGTACAATCTAGCTATTCTGAAAATAAAATCGCAGTCACAAATATTGAATACGAAGAAATACTGAATGATGCTAAGAGAGAAGTCAAGATTTTAGAACCTAAGTATCTTAACTCATTCGTAACTAAATTCCAAACACTGATTTCAAGGTAATATAATGGAAGACGATGTAGATCTTTTTTCAAATGAAGAAGATTTCGATGAGTCGGCCTTTGCTGATCTGAATCCAGCGATTCTACAAAAAGCAGGCGATGTCATCTATAATGAGGTATTGTTAGTTACCAACGGCGGCATTATTGATATTAGAGACTTTGTTGTCGAAATCAATATCTATGAAGATATGTTCTCTCCTTGTTTGCACGGAAATGTCATTATTCGTGACACACAAAACCTGATTGAAAAAGTTCCTTTGATTGGTGACGAAATATTAACTTTGGATATTTCTACTCCTCAGTTGGCGCAGGCACCTTACGACCCAACAAATAAAATACAAAAATCATTTGCAGTATATGCCATCAAGAATAGATTTTTGTCAAACGAAGACAAAGAACAACTGTATTCTATGCACTTCATTTCTATGGAAGGCATGGTAGATAATGTGTCATATTTGTGCCAGAAGTATGAAGGCACAACAGATGAAATAGCAGCAAAAGTTTTCGAGGATTCGTTCAAAGATATTCCTAGATACTTGAACGATAAAAACACAAAGGCAACTGCGCCCAAATCTGACTTTACTATCGGTGATACTCCGCACACTTCTAAGGTTTCATTTCTGCCTCCTATGTGGACACCATTTCAAATAATGGGCTATCTTTCAAAACGAGCATTAGGAACAAATGTTACCGACGCACCGACATTTCTATTTTATGAGACTACCAAAGGTTTTTATATGTGTTCTATCAACGATTTGATTAGATCGCAGATGGAAGTTGGCTTTATTGTGTCTAAATTAAAATATCGCAAGAAATATGAAGACGAACAACTAGGAGAAAATGCAATTCGCTTGGCATATTCTCACGTTGAAAATTTAGAGTTTTTGACAAACATGGACATTCTTAAGGGACAAGACTTAGGGCATTTTGCAAGTTCTCTTTTCACGTTGGATGTAGTGAAGAAAGAATATGTGCCAACATCATACGATCACGGGTTCGAGTTTCAGAAGTATCCTCATTTAGGTAGCTACAAATCTGCACCCGACCAAAAGGGGCTAGTCAAAGATGACAGCAAGAAATATAACTCTATTTTCCCAGCTACAGTAATTCGCTCATCTGATAGTAAAGTTTTTATTGAGACGACCCACCCGGGCGTTCTAGATAGCTCAGACCCTGAATTGATGAACCTTCATCCTGAAAAATATGTTCAACAAAGAAACAGTCTATTTTCTGACATTTCTACTATGAAAATGAAAATAACTATTCCCGGTAGAACAGATATGGAAGTAGGCACAATTGTCGATTTTGATTATCCTTCCGTCGGGTCTAGCAGAAATCAGGCAACACCTGAGGAAAGCGTTCGAGATCAGTGGATAAGCGGATATTATATGATAACTGCAATACACCATCAAATCACAAAATTGAGACATAATATGATTTGTGAAATTTCTAAGGATTCTTATTTACAGGATCTAGTAGTCGAAGAAGCTGCCCCCGCCACACCAGAGACTGCCGCACCAAAAACTAATCCTCCTTCTACTACAACAACCCCTGCACCGAAGCCAGCACCAACCAGCTAAATAGATTAATGGAGTTACTTATACTATGATGGATAATAGAACAACTAATAATGTTGGTCAGTTTTACTGGTGGTTCGGCGTGGTCGAAGATCGCGACGACCCTTTACGTATGGGCAGATGTCGTGTCCGTATTATGGGCTATCACATAGATAATAAAGAGCTACTACCAACAGAAGATTTGCCGTGGGCCGTCCCAATTATGCCTGCAAATAATCCTTCAATATCTGGAGTTGGCGGATCAGCAAACGGCGTAGTGACCGGAACGTGGGTCGTAGGATTCTTTGCAGACGGCTCAGACGGACAGCACCCGATGTTTTTTGGCACAGTCGGTGCGGTACCCGGTGGGCTGGATGGTGACGATTGTTTACCCGCAGGCGGCAATAGTGCTTCTGATCCATCAGGAGCGCCGCAAGATATTCAAGTATCAGGAAGTGCAAAAAATATGGCTCAAAAGATTTTCCAGACAGGAAAAAGTCTTGGTTATGATGACTATATGTGTATAGCATTTGTCGCACTCGCTGAAAAAGAATGTGGTCTTAAGCCACAAGCAGAGAATATGGCATATAGCGCAGCAGGAATTAGAAAAGTTTTCAAGAATGAAGGCGCAGTTAAATATGTCGGTAATCCACAGGGTCTGGCGAACTACGTTTATGCTACCAAAAATGGTAACA